CTCTTTTGTCGAAATTTGCGAGAGAGACGAGGAAATAACACGAACATCGAAGAGATGAAAAAAGATATCTTTATCTATGAATACTATCAGAAAATTAAAGATGGCACGATTGTTGTTGGCAAGTGGATCATGCTTTTAATGGAGTATATTGTCAACGGATTGGAGAAAAAGGAGTTCTTTTTTGATAAAAAGAAAGCAAATCGTGCTGTTGAATGGATTGAAGAGCATTGTTTTCATACAGAAGGCAAACTTGCTCCGAATAATCTGAAGTTGGAGTTGTGGCAGAAAGCATTTATCTCTTGTTTGTTCGGAATTGTTGATAAAAACGGTTTGAGACAGTTCAGGGAAGTTGTTCTTGTAGTTGGTAGAAAAAATGGTAAATCTTTGATTGCTTCTGCGATTGCAAAATACGTTTGGATGGTAGATGGTGGATTCGGAACAAAGATATACAACATTGCTCCGAAATTAGACCAAGCATCAATCATTTATAGTAATATCTGGCAGATGGTCGCTCTTGATCCTGAATATAAACAGATGAAAGAGGATTTGTCAGAGCGTGATGCACATAACAAGAAAGTCAAAGATGATTCGATGCTTCCGAAGTTGCGTCAATCTGATTTGTATATACAAGGGACAAACAGCCAAGTCAAAAAAGTTGCTTTTGCTGTTAAGAGTTCCGATGGTTTTAATCCTAGTCTTTGCATATGCGATGAAATTGCAGCATGGAAGGGAGATGAAGGATTAAAACAATATGAAGTTTTCAAAAGTGGTATGGGAGCACGTGAAGAGCCTATTCTTTTGTCGTGTACCACTTCCGGCTATGTCAACGATTCAATCTATGATGAGATTATAAAGAGATCTACAAGATTTTTGTTAGGCGAGAGCAAAGAAAAAAAGCTCTTGCCTTTTTTATACATGATTGAAGATATCGAGAAATGGAATGACATTCAGGAGTTGCAGAAGAGTTTGCCAAATCTGGGTGTTAGCGTTTCTATTGATTTCATGCTTGAAGAGATTGCTATTGCGGAAGGTTCTGCTAGTAAGAAGGCAGAGTTCCTTTGCAAATATTGCAATATCAAGCAGAATAGTTCACTTGCATGGCTTCCTGCATCGGTAGTTCAAGGAATGTGCGGAGATCCTCTTGATTTGAATGATTTCCGTGGATCATATTGCGTTGCCGGATTGGATTTGTCCCAGACAACAGACTTGACATCGGCTTGCGTGATTATTCAGAAAGACGGTCAATTGTATGTCTTCAGTAAGTTTTGGCTACCGAATGAAAAGATTGACGAAGCAAGTCAAAGAGATGGTTTGCCATATAACATATACATTCAGCGTGGATTGCTTGAAGCGTCTGGAGACAACTTTGTTGACTATCACGATTGTTTCAAGTGGTTGACGATGCTTATTGAAGAATATGAGATTCTTCCGCTAATGGTCGGATATGATAGATATTCCGCACAATATTTGGTGCAGGATTTAAATACATACGGATTTCAAACAGATGATGTATTTCAGGGAGACAATCTTTGGGGAGTTCTTCAGGAAGAAGAAGGCTTGTTCAAAGATGGAATTGTTCACATTGGTGATAACGATCTTTTGAAAGTTCATTTGTTAAATTCTGCAATCAAAATGAATGCAGAGCGTGGAAGAGGAAGACTTGTGAAGTTGAATGCTTCAAGTCACATAGATGGAGTCGCAGCATTGACAGATGCTTTTTGTGTACGTCAGAAGCACTGGGGCGATTTAGGAGATAGATTAAAAAATGAGGACTAGAAGTCATGGGATTATTTGACGCAATATTCAAAAACAGACCAAGAGTCACATCAAAACAGGAAACATTGTTCAAGATGTTGGATGGTTACACTCCAAGATTTACAACTTGGGGTGGTTCAATTTATGAACAAGAGTTGATAAGAGATGCGATAAACGCAAGAGCAACTCACATAAGCAAATTGAAGTTTGAGAGTCAAGGATCAGGAAAACCAGCATTGCAAAACAAACTTCAAAAAGCTCCGAACGCATTCCAGAGTTGGTCACAGTTCCTTTACAGACTGTCAACAATATTGGATGTTCACAACACAGCATTCATAGTTCCTATTTATGACCAGTTTGGAGAAATAAGTGGAATATATTGCGTACTTCCAAATAATTGTGAAATTCGTCAATTTGGTGGCAAACCTTACCTTGTTTATGATTTCAGACAGAATGGCAAGGCTGCTATTGAATTGGAATATTGTGGAATCATGACAAAGTATCAATACAAGTCAGATTTCTTTGGAGAAAACAATACACCACTTGAACCGACACTTGATTTGATTCACATTCAGAATCAAGGCATCGAGGAAGGTGTTAAGTCTTCTGCAACATATCGGTTCTGGGCGAAGGTCAACAACTTCAGCAAAACAGAAGATTTGAAGAAAGAACGTCAGAGATTCAGCGAAGAGAATTTTAGCAGAGATGCAAATGCCGGTGGAATCTTATTGTTCCCGAATACATATTCTGAAATCAATCAGGTTAAATCGCAGCCATTTATTGTTGATGCCGATCAGATGAAACAAATCAAGGAAGGTGTTTACGATCATTTCATGGTGAATGATGACATCCTTCAAAACAAGGCATATGGAGATGCTTGGTCAGCATTTTATGAAGGAGCAATTGAGCCGTTTGCGATTCAGTTTTCTGAAGTGGTTACAAAGATGTTATTCACTCTGACAGAACAGAGCTTTGGAAACAAAGTCATGTTGACATCTAATAGACTTCAGTACATGACAAATGCTGATAAGTTGAATGTATCAAGTCAACTTGCAGATAGAGGAATTATGAACCGTGATGAAGTAAGAGAGATTTGGAATCTTCCTCCTTTACCGAATGGCGAAGGACAAGCTTACATCATCCGTGGTGAATATTGGAATGCAGACGAAAAGATAAATGAGGGACAGAACAATGACAACGAATGAAAGAAAAGAGATTAGAAAATTTAATTTCGAAGTCAGGGCAAAAAAAGATGAACAGCATGGAAACTATCTCGAAGGTACACCAATTGTTTATGATGAATGGGCAGATTTGGGATGGTATGACGAACAGATAAGAAGCGGAGCATTAGCGGACACTGATTTAAGAGATGTCCGTTTTTTAGTTAATCACAACACAGACATGATTCCGCTTGCAAGATCAAGGAATAACAACGAGAACAGCACGATGCAGATGACAGTTGTTGATGGTGTTGGCATGAATATCAGAGTCAATCTTGACACAGAGAACAATGCTGATGCCAGAGCATTGTATTCAGCAGTCGATCGTGGAGACATTGATTCAATGTCATTTATGTTCGTTGTTGCAGATGATATTTGGGAAGATGAGGACACAGAACATCCGAAGAGAACTATCACAAGCATTCGCAAGGTGTTTGAAGTGTCAGCGGTAACATTTCCGGCATATGAACAAACGTCAATCAGCGCAAGAGGTCTTTCTGATGCATTGGATAGTGCAAAAGAATCACTGGAGAGTGTAAGAGCCGAAAAACGTGCGCTTGAGAATAAAAAGAAACGCATCCGCATATTAGCGGAAATGTAAGCACAAGCAAAGGAGAAAAATCATGGAATTAAAGGACATGACAATTGAGCAGCTTGAAGAGCGCAAACAGGCAATTGCTTCAGAGGTAGAAACAGACGGAGCAGATTTGGATGCACTTGATAGCGAAGTAAAATCAATCAACGCAGAGCTTGAAGCTAGAAAAGCAGCAGAAGCAAAGAAAGTTGAAATCAGACAGGCAGTTGCACAGGGAGCAGGAACAGTTGTTGAAGCCGCTCCAGTAGAGGAGAAAAGAGAAATGAAAGACGTAGCAGAGATCAGAAATTCGAAAGAGTACATCAACGCATATGCAGATTATATCCGCACAGGCAAAGATGCAGAGTGCAGAGCACTTTTAACCACAAATGCAACAAACGGAACAGTTGCTATACCTGACATGGTATATGACATTGTAAAGACCGCTTGGGCAAAGGAAGGCATAATCTCAAGAGTTAAGAAGGCTTATATCAAGGGCAATCTTAAGGTTGGATTCGAGATCAGCTCAACAGGTGCTGCTATACATACAGAAGGTGGCGCAGCGGTTACAGAGGAAACACTTGTACTTGGTACAGTAACGCTTGTTCCTGAAAGCATCAAGAAGTGGATATCACTTTCTGATGAAGTAATGGATCTTCGTGGTGAAGCATTCCTTCAGTACATCTATGATGAACTTGCATACCAGATTGCAAAGAAGGCAGCAGACGAAGTTGTTTCAAAGATTGTTACTAGCGGAACACAGTCTACATCAACAGCAGTTGGTGTTCCTGTTATCACAGCAACTGCAATCAGCCTTGATCTTGTTGCACAGGCACTTGGTCAGCTTTCTGATGAAGCAAACAATCCTACAATCATAATGAACAAAGCTACATGGTCAGCATTCAAGGCTGTTCAGTACGCAAACCATTACGGTGTTGATCCTTTTGAGGGACTGGATGTTGTATTCAATAACACAATCAAGTCATTTGCAGCAGCATCAACAGGCGATACATTTGTTATCGTTGGCGATCTTGGTCAGGGTGCACTCATCAACCTTCCTAATGGCGAAGGCATAGAGTTCAAGTTCGATGACAAGACAGATATGACAAAGGATCTTGTAAGAGTTCTTGGTCGTGAATACATGGGCATTGGCATCGTTGGTCCTGATTCATTTGTTAAGATCGTAAAATAATTAATCGAAAGGATAATTCATGGATAAAAAAATACTAATCGCTGTACCTTGTATGGATTTGGTTCAAGCGAGCTTTGCTCAATCATTGGCTTCACTTAATAAGGTCGGACAATGTGCGGTGGCATTCAATGCTTGTTCGTTGATATATGATTCACGCAATAAACTTGCAGCAAAGGCTATGAAAGACGAGTTCGACTATGTGTTGTGGCTAGATTCTGACATGGTTTTTAGTCCAGACATTTTGGAGAAATTGATCGCTGATGATAAAGACATGGTGAGCGGATTATATTTCCGTAGAACTTCGCCTTATACACCTGTCATATTCAAGGATTCTGAATTAAAGGATGGGCGATTAGTATGGTCTGATTACACAGATTATCCAAAGGGAGAATTGTTCAAAGTTGCCGGAGCAGGATTCGGATGCGTCTTAATGAAGACAGACATGATATTTGATATGATTGGCAAATATGGGGACTGGTTTACTCCGCTATATAATAGCGGAGAAGACTTGTCCTTTTGCTATCGTGCAAGAGAGTTAGGCTATGAGATATGGTGTGATTCTCGTATCAAATGCGGTCATATGTCTCATCAGATGATAACAGAAGACTTCTACGAAGCATTCAAAGGAGATTAATTATGAAAGCAATAGTAGTTATACCGTTTTTTGATGAAAACGGACTCCACAAGATAGGCGATGTGATTGAGACTGCATCTTTGAACAGATATCTGGACAAGTATGCGGACAAATCTGCTAAAAAGGTGGAGCAGACATTAGAAGCGGAAACGCAAATCGCAGAAGCGGAAACGCAGATGCCAAAAAAGAGGATAAAGAAAAATGCTTGAGAAAGTAAAACTTGCTTTAAGAATAACAACAAACATATTTGATTCGGAGCTGAATGATTTAATTGACGCAGCGAAGATTGATCTTGGAATTGCCGGAGTAGTTCTTCCGTCAACACTCGATGCTATATGCGAACGAGCAATCATCACATATTGCAGAGTCAACTTTGAAGATCCGAAAGATTATGACAGGCTCAAAGCAAGTTATGATGAGCAGAAAGCTCAACTTTCAATGTCAAGCGATTATACAAATTATCAGGTGAATTGATATGTATTCAGAACAGATTGAATTAGTTGTTCAATATAAGACAACAACGCAAAGCGGAGTTGAGATTGCAGAAAGTACGGCAACAATTCTGGGAAAGAAAAAATCTGTTAATAGGACAGAGTTCTATGCAGCATATGGTGTCGGACTTCGCTTGAGTCACATTTGGGAGATAATACCCGAAGAATTCACGCTTGCAGACGTTACTGTTAATGGTAAGACATATCATGCAACGCACATCAGATACAATGGCGAACTTTATGAGATTGTCAGAACGTATCAGGTGAATGAATACGCTTTAGAAATTACGGTGCAATAATATGAGCGATTTCAAGGTTGTCGATGATTTTCAAGAACAATGGTCGGACATTGAAAAATATGTTGGATCATTGCAAGACAAAATCACAGATGAGAAAAAACTGAAAGAGTGTTTGAGAGAAATCGGCAAGCATATTGCTCGATTTGTGAAACAGTTCGCTCCGCCCAGGACAGATCATCCGTCTTATTCGGATGCAGGAAAAGCCAATTACAAACACATTGTTGATGATGTCAAAGTTTCGGTCAAAAAGAACAAGTTCACTAAACAAAGTTATGTATCTGTTCATGGTGGTAAATGGACAGGTTACAAATGGTTGTGGGTGAATGACGGACACGTTATGAAAGACGGCACATGGGTTGCCGGAAATCACTTTCTTGACAAAGCCGAGAAAGCGTCTGAAGACGGAATAAACGACATTGTTGATAAATACATCGAGGAAGTATTCAAATATGGCTAGTTTTAATTTAAAAGAGTTTATACGCTCATCCTTACAAATTCCATATATCGAGCCGAATCATGCTGTTATGGATGGTTCATTTACGATAGAGCCATATATAACATCGAGTTTGATTGGTAGCGGTACGGTGCAGAATGTTGCTTTAAATAGCACAGTTAATTTGTTTTACAAATCGCAAACAGATGCGGTCAGCAATGGCATTGCACTTTTTAAAGCATTAAATGATGAGTCGGGAGTCTTCTGCGAAGATCCTGATTTTACATATGAGAACGAATCAAATTTTTGGCGAACCACTCTATCGGTTCAGGAGGTTTTAAATGACTAACACAAGCAAGAGATCTTATAAGATCAATATCAAAAATCCTGTTTATTGCATAGTCACAGCAGATACTTCCGAAGGAACAACATATGGTGATGTCAAATCTCTTGGAGAAGCTCAACAGGCTCAAGTTACAGCGGTTAGCTCAACAGGTCAGCTTTATGGTGACGGAGCAATTGTTGACAGTTCTTCAAAGTTGACAGGTTTAACACTTGTTCTTTCAACAACAAAGATTCCTGTTGAAGCAATTGCTGACATCTATGGATATACAGTTACAAACGGAGTTGTTCAGAAGAGAGCAGGACAGCAGGCAAATTACATAGCGGTTGGTTACGAAGTAGAGCAGACCACAGGCGATAGCGAGTACATTTGGCTACTCAAGGGAAGACCGCAGCCATTAAATGACGATGTTTCACAGAGTGAACAGAACGTCAACTACTCAACGGATCAGATGACTGTTGATTTTGTCAGAAGAATATCTGATGAGATGCTTGAGTATTATGCAGATGCAGCTAATGCTGATTTCACAGCTTCACAGGCTGCTGCATGGTTCACACAGGGACCGTCAAGCATTGTTACTCCTACTCCGTAATTATTCAAACATAAGGGACAGGAAGTAAAAATCTTGTCCCTTTTTTTATTATGAAAGGAAATATGATGGTAACAATTAATGTCAAACCTGTTCCAGAAATTTTGATTAAATTTACGGACAGGGATTACATTTGCACATTTAATATGATTGCAATGGCAAATATGCAAGAAGCAATGGGAACACTAGAGAATGAAGAAAACATTGCAAATATATCTCCAGCGCATATGTGTGCATTTGTTTTGTATTCAGGCATAAAGGCAAACGATGAAACATTTACGATGGAAGAAGCAAAGGCATTAGCAATGCAGATAGGTCCGGCTTCATATGGCGAGATCATAGGAATGTTTAATGAAGCCGTAAGCGATTCCATGAATGAAAAGGACAAGAAGCTACTAAAAAAAATGTTAGCCCAGAAGATGTTCGGATCAAAGAAGTAAATCTTTGTATTGATGAAGCTTATTACTTGATTAAACGTAAGTTTCATATGTCAGATGCAGAGTTCTGGGCGAGTAGTTACAGAAAGATAAATTATTTGATAATGAAGTTAGGCGATGAATACGGTGTTGAGTCCGATTCAAAGCCACAAGTGCAAGAGATAACATCAATGAAACAGATAAACGGATGGTGTTGATATGGCTGGTGGAAGTTACAAGAAAGTTATTACGCTAGGTCTTGATTATAGTGAATTTCAAGGTGGAATGAAAGATTGTGCCGAGGAAATGAAAAAGCTCGATGCAGAGCACAAGGCAATGGCATCAAGCATGGACAAGACGGCATCAAAAGCAGATAAGCTTGCTGAAGCGAATGAATACCTGTCAAAGAAGATAGAACTTCAGAACAGGAAAGTTGAACTTGCAAAAGAGAAGTTGAATGAGCTGAAGAGTTCCGAGAGTGCAACAGAATCACAGATAAGAAAAGCAACAACAGCGGTTGCTAATGAAACAGCCGAATTGAATAGATTGAATAATGAGTTGGTCGAGACAAACATCAGCCAGAGCAATTTGAAACAGAATGCAGCTTTGTTAGTTGGTGTTATTACTGCGGTCGGTGCAGCGGCTGCTTCATGCGTTAAAGATGTTATGGAGTATGCTGATTCATTGCAGACATTGTCCGCACAAACAGGAGTATCTGTTGAGACTCTTCAAGCGTGGGATTATGCATCAGAGCAGATTGATACAGATTTCACCACAATGACAAATGCTTTTAAGAAGTTAGAGCAGAACATGGCAAATTCTCCGCAAGTCTTTGAACAACTTGGAGTCGCTGTTCAGGATTCTTCAGGACACATGAGAAAAGCAGAAGATGTCTACATGGAGACAATAGATGCTTTGAAGAAGATCGGAAACGAAACAGAGCAAGACCAAATGGCAATGCAAGTGTTTGGTAAGTCTGCGACAGAATTGACAGGCATGATAAACGCTGGCTCAAAAGGTTTGCAAGAGTACGCAAACGAAGCGAAGTCACTTGGAATGATTCTATCTAACGAAGAGATTGCAGCGGCTTCACAGGCAAAAGATGCGTGGGATAAATTAACACATTCACTTGATGCAGCAAAGATGAAAATTGGTGCAGAACTTGCTCCTATTGTCACAGTATTGGCGAACGCTATTTCACAGATTCCTGCTCCTGTTCTTGCAACGGTTGCAGCGGTAACATCAATGGTTGCTGTTATAGCGTTGTTAATTGTCACGATCGGAAGCGTTATCAATGCGGTTCGGAATATCGGTGCTGCGTTTGGCATGGCAAATATGGTGATGAATCCGCACTTGCTGTTGATAATGGGTATCATTGCAGCTCTTGCATTGTTAGCATATTCGATTAAAGAGATTATAGAACTATACAGAGAATGGCGAGAAGAACAAGCAAGAATCAATGCACAGAGTCAGAATATGTCAAACATTCTGCATGGTGGTGGCGGTCATGCACGTGGCGGAGCAGACCACAAGGCAACAGGTGGTGTGTCACGTGGTGGAATGACATGGGTTGGTGAGAACGGTCCAGAACTTGTGGATCTTCCTGCCGGATCAAGAGTTTATAACAATAGAGATAGCAGACAGATTGCGAATAATGCAACATACAATATCAGCATGAACGTGGACATCACAAAGTTGAAGTCTGTCAGGGATGTTGTTGATGCGGTTCAAGGTCTTGGAATGTCTGCGAGTGTATAAGGAGTTTATTGTAATGGGTTCAAGAATATTAAGAATACCTTTAGACCATATTACTCAAAACGGTCAAGAAACATCGGCTTCCTACGTTAAACAAGGCGATTTTTTTACAAACGATTATAATAACACTTCAAACGGACATTATATTTACAATTTGTGGTTTAAGATTCCAGAGGATTTATATACTTATGACATAGGTTATTATTTTGACAATTATATGTCAAAGGATCGTCATGCGATTGCTTTAAAAACTAAAAAATCAAGCTTCAGAAAAAGAATAAAGAATACATACTTAAAGACAACATACAAAAGCAGCGGACAGATAGAATATGATAATCGCACAACTAATCCGCCACAAACAGAATATACAGATGACACTTATTCTGGTGGTACTGTTTATACGCAAGATTATTTTAAACAATTTAGATTAGTTGAACCTTCTGCTTTTTTTCAAATTGATAGTTCGGATTTACATTATTATCCGGGCGATGTTGATGATTCAGAAACAGGAATGATGTTTCCGATATCTAGAAATGACAGATTAAGTCTTCAGTTTGTTTCCACAGATTATATTGTCATTTCAGCCGATCCGTTTTATGCGTATTCCAACACTGATACCGATTTCTGGACGCAAGAATACAAGCGAACTAGATATATTGAATGGGACATCGACACGTTTGAGCTTGAGATTCTTTTGACAGATATCGACATATATGTTGAACCAACATATCCTGTTAGCGTCTATGCAAGAAATGACAGAAACTTGACTGTTTCTTGGGAAGTTTCGAATTCTGATAATAGATCAGAGCAATATATCTGGGTAACAGAAAGCACAATTACGATTACGGATTCAAATAATGAATCTGTTTCATATACCATAACAGGAAACGATTTGTACCATGTATTCACTCCGTCAGACATTGAAGATTTGGCTGTTGGAGAATGTACTGTTCATGTTGAATCAACAACAAACTATGGATTGGTGGGTGAAGCAACTTGGACATTTGATTTAACAGGTGAAACAGACGCTCCAGAGATAACAAATGTCACACAGAATAGTTATCCGACAATAACATGGAATTCTGATAGTCAGATTTCATGGGAAATGCAAATAAGCAATGCACAAGGAATTGTTTATAAATCAGGAATTGTTGTAGGTTCGGAAGAATCATTTACTGTTCCTAAACTTCTTGAAGATGGTGATTATTCAATTGAAATGCGATGTGTTAATGTATACGGAGTGATGACAGGCTGGAGTTCGTATTTCTTACACCTTGAGCCGACAAAGCCGGATGCACCTGAAGGAATAATTGTATCAGCAAGAACAGATTTTGGTGTTTCAGTTAGTTGTTCCGATATGGAAACGACAGGAAAACTTCTTGCGGTAAGAAGAAAAGATGAAAATTCAACTCCTGTTGTTCTGGGTGAATACAACGGATCATTTGTTGATTATCTCATCGGCTTGAATGATTATCATCAATACACAATCAGAAACTACGTGGAAGGTTATGCAGACGGAGACTGGATTGATGGTGTTGTTCTTGCAAGCGGAGTTGTTATTCGCAATGCTGATGATTATTCAGAATTTGTCAATGTGTGGATGTCGGAAGATTCGATTTCAAACTTTAACATTGACGATCAACGATCAGATGTCCTTGTTCAATGTGTCGGCAGAAAATACCCGATTGCAGAACGTGGCGAGTGGATAACATCAAGAAGAAGTTTCAGCGGTTTTGTTACTGACGAAGATTTTAAGAAGCTCACAAAAATGAAGCTTGAATCAAATCATGTTCTTCTTCAGAGCAATGGAGAGTTCTTCCCATGTTACATGGAATTTGGTGACAACGGAGAATATATCACAAACGGAAGAATATTGAATTTCGCAATGACAAGAATAGATGGTGACAAATAATGAATATAGATGTTCAAGGATATACAAGGGAGCAGCTTTTGTCTGCTCTCTTTTCTTCTGCAAGAGAAGTGAGATTCGAATATACAATATCAGATTCGTTAAATAATGAATTAGGCAATATAGAAGTTCAAGACGGTCACATTTCATATGATTCAACATCAGACGTAATGAGAACATTCACAGGAAAGGTTAAAAAGTCTGATTTGCTCAACATGGACACAATTGACCGTAAGATTACTCCATGGATGTGTTTGATGATGCCGAATGGAAAAGAAGCAAAGTGGGCACTTGGTAAGTTTATTATTTATCCTTCAGCGGAATCAAACAATGATATCAACATGATTGATATTTCCGGCTATGATCTTGGCAAGATTGCTTTGGATGACAAGAGTGTTTCCAGAGTATTTGTCGATTCAAGTGATTTATACACCACAGCAATATCTGCAATATTAGCAAATATATATGTCAGGACAGATGTTATCGAATCAGAAGACACAAAATCATTTCCGCAGGAGTGGGAAATCGGAACGTCAAAACTGGAAGTTATTAATAATCTGTTAAAGGGAATCAATTATGATCCGCTTTATTTTGATGAATACGGTGTTGCAATATGTCATCCGCACATTGATGTTGTAGACCGTGAGATTGATTTTCAATATTTTGCAGATGAGCAAAGCATTATTCTTGATGGTGTAACGTATACATCGGATAAATTTGATATACCGAATAAATGGGTAAGATATACAGAAAATCCCGAAGCTCCATATCTTATAAGCACATTTGTCAATGATAGTCCTGATAGTCCTTTTTCAACAGTTAATAGAGGAAGAACAATTGTTGACACGGCTATTGTAGATGATATATCAAGTCAATCTGTTTTAGATGCATATGTTGCAAGAGTGGCATCAGAAGCAATGCTGACAACAGAACGAATCGAATTTAGAACACTTAATATGCCAGCACATGGATTCCGTGAATGCTTGTATGTAAACATTCCTGTCTATGACATTTTAGGAAAGTATATTGAGGTTGCATGGGATATGGATCTTGTTGCTGGTGGGCAAATGTCTCATATATGCGAAAGGGTGGTTGTTTTATGAGCTTAAAAAGTAACGAATTATTAAGAACAATAAAAAAGAGCACAGAAGACAACACTCCACAGGTGCGTTTAGCGATTATCAAACAGCTTGTTTCGGGCAAATATAAAGTCCAATTCTATGGAGAAGAGGAGATATCGCAGAAAACATATATGAAAATGTCTAATGTGACAGTTAACACAGCAAAACCTGTCTTGATGCAGAAAGTCAATGGAACATATGTGATCATGGGTAATATCAATTAAGAGGTGAAGACATGGCAAATGTAAATTATACAGTTGTATTAGATCTTACAGATAATGGATGCATAAATACTGGATGGAGATTGAAACAGGGAGATAATGGAAATTCTACCATTGTAGTAAAAATTGTAGACAATGGTGTTGATGTTTATGAGCCTTTAAGCACTCCAGATATTGCATTTAAGAGAGCAGATGGAACTTCGGTTCTTTCAACAATGACAGCGAGTGACGGATATTATAATTACACCTTCGTTGGAAACGAATTAGCTGTTGCAGGTCCTGTTGTGATGGATGTCACGTTTACAGATGAAGAAGCAAGAACATCAACGGCATCATGCAGATTTGAAGTTGTTGAGAATCCAGCCGGATATGATCCTGAAGGCGCACACACTTACGACAATCCTGTTTCGGTGTTAGTCGAACGAGCGACAGAGGATGCATTAATTGCAGAAGGCTTCGCAGTAGGACAGCAACGAGGACAAGATGTACCGTCAACAAGTCCGTATTATCACAACAATGCAAAGTATTATTCAGACTTAACAGATCCGACAGCGTTGCGAAATATGTCAGACGTTGATGTTGAAGATGTTCAGAACGGACAGGTTTTAAAGTGGAATGCCACAACAGAAAAATGGGAAAACGGAACAGGTGGTGGCGGATCTTCATCGCTTAACGATTTGTCTGATGTCGAAATTGATACTCCGAGCAATGGACAAGTATTGAAATATAACGCATTGGACAGCGAATGGCAGAACATAACGCTGGTTAGTGATTCAACAACTTCTGGAAGCACTGTTTGGAGTAGTAATAAGACAAATTCAGAACTTGCATTAAAAGAAGATGCTCCAACAATCCTGACATCAACATTATCAGCCGGAAGCACATCGTTGACATTCTCAAACGCAGCTATAACGACAACGGCAATGTATGATGTTTATGCTGACAAGTATGGATTGACTCCGACAGATATCACAATAACGACAGGACAAGCGGTGTTGACTTTTGAAGCACAGTCATCAAATGTTAGCGTTAAGCTTGTTATCAGATAAGGAGAAAGAAAATGGCATATTTTCATTGTTTAATCGGTGGCGGAAGTTCTGGGGGCGGATATGAATTGACAGTCACTTGTGATGCGGATTTTGCAGGAACAACGATCACTTGCACAGACGGAGTTACGACATTGACGCAAACTTGTCCGAGTGCTTCACCATACGAAGTTGTTTTTGAGATTCCAAATGGTGGAGAGTGGACAATAAGTGGTGTTATTAGTGGGCAGACGGCTACAACGGGAGTAAGTATACCAACAACAGCAACACTAGAAGCAATTATTCAAAAAACAATAACAATATATTCTGCTAAAGAAGACACTGTTACTTATACGGATATATACGGAGATACACAAACAGAAGTATTTGCAAGCGGTCAAACTAGCAAACAAATTACTATTGACATTGATGTAAGCGGAAGTTCAATTACGTTTACAAGTGGAGTTGCAAAAGATCCGACAAATTTAAGTAATGCTTATTCAAAGACCGTTACAATTAGTAGCAATACAACAAGCATTTATTTAATGCCTGACAATGCAGGTTATTGGTATGGATATATTGATAATAATTTAGTTGAAGAATTATCAACAACAAACGGATGGTCGTTTTACACTATTGGATTCACAGCTCCGATTTATAATACAAATAATTTAACATTGAATAATGGACATGGACAAACATCGAGTGGACTTGCATACAAAACAAAGAAAAACAATATCATTGCAAAATCTATTTATCAATCAACAACAATGAGTAGTGGTAATGGTGGTGCAATAACTTTGCATTCTTCAAAAAGTATGTCAGATGAAGCAACTCTTGCTGTTATTTCTGCACAAAATACAAACCTACAAACTTTATCATTAAGTATTACAAATGAAGGATATATCACAGCAGACGCAACATATTTAAGGGAAGGAACACTTTATGCTTTTTGGTACGAATAAGAGGTGATTTATTATGACACTAGAAAAAAGAGTTGAAAGACTTGAAAGACTTTTTGAAAACCTTCAAGAGTCATTTATTCAAGCACAAGCAAATCAAGTTATAAACACGGCAAAGACCGATGACAACAGCAATAATATCAAAGCTATCACACCATATACCAAAACACAAATCGGCTACTATGGCGAAACGGAAAAGACTTTCTATAATGTGCCAGAAGGTAATGTGACAGTATTTGGCTTGAAGGAATATTCTCTTGACAGAATTTCTGACAGGCTGACGATCACTTTTGATGCTTTATCAGAACAGACAGAAATCACAATATCAATCTTATAATGCAAAGGAGAAAAACAAAATGAAGTATTATTTAATGTGGATTTCAAATGGTAGTTTTCAATCAGACAAAATCGCAGAGTATGACGACAAGAGTGCAGCTATTTCAGCATTTGCATCGAAGTGGTCTACTCTTGAAGGAACAGCAGAGGTTAAGTCTTACATAGTTCAGTTAGTTGACTCCAACTTTGCAGTTGTTGATGGTTGCAAGAGAGATAATGTGAAGTCATGACAACTCCACGCAAAAGGAGCGTCACAAGAAGCTTGACAAGGTATGTCGTGTTTAGCATCGCAATGCTTATCATTTACACCACGATATGCCTTGTCTTTTTATGGCTTGAAAAACCGCT